CAGTAGGCCGCTACTGTAATCTGGATTTTAATCAGCATATATCAACTATTATAGCTGAGGTACGACGAACAGTTCCTCCTTGCTATACCATTGCTAAACGATTTACTAAACGAAGTAAATTATACAAAAGAATGGATTTTAAGTGGATTTCTAAAGATTCACAACTTGCTGACTCAGATCACTATCATTTACACAGTTTAGACTGCGACTGTGACCTATTAGCTACGCTTAAAGACCCTTTAGCTAGTGAAGAAACTATTAAGATATCTAGATATGATGGTTTAGCTAGACGAACTACTAATAGTATGGTCACTGAGATGTTTGAAAAATTAAGCTCTTTATATCAGTATGTTAATCAAGAGCCTCGCAGTAATGAAAGAATTGAAACAGAAGCTAGACTGTCAACTTGGAAGATAGCTCATACCAGGTATCAAAATCAGACTCCAATTCCTCGAGTTCTGGATACTTGTATTATGCCTAAAGAAGAGAAGCTTCCAGAAGTTCCACCCCAGGTATATGAATTTTATCGCCAGTGGGATATGTACTATTTCTCCACCGTATTAGGCCTTGATTATCCTGAAGAGTATTATCAGAACTCAGTATGGAAATCAACGCCTTATAAGGAAGGTCTTCCTTGGAATGTTTTAGTACGTAAACCAGCGCCTTTATTGAAAGACGTTATACTTATCAAAATGTCATGGTATAATCGTTGTTTTACTGGTGATGAAAAGGGCCGGTATGTATCGTCTAGTCATACTGGTATATATAATAAATTACCTGCAGTATTTAAGAAAAATGACCAGGCCACTCGTGATTTCTCTCCTGAAGGGGAAAAGTGTGTTCAAGCGCACCTCCTCGCAGCGTTAGATCTTATGGATGAATATATGGATGTAGATCGTCATTTAGCTAAATATCCCTGGGCTTGGACACCCTCTATGCCTTATAAAGTTGCCCCAAAAGGAAATACGTCTTCCGGGGTCCGTAGTGCTCCTCGTGATGTCGATAAAAGTGAACCAGGAGTTACACGTGTTTATTCAGGAATAGGTAAGAAAATTGAACAGTTTCCGTATGCAGCTCGTGAAGTGTCAGAAACTTGTGAACGGTTTTTAAGAGGTGAAATTGATGAGATTGATCATCCTGACAAACATTCTTATATGGTGCCTAAACACGAAAAAGTAACAGTTTTAGATCCCTTTGGTGCTGCGAAAGAAGAGCAGCAGCAAGATGTCAATTCTAAGATAAGACTGTTCTTTTTGTTGAGCTATGTAGTAACAATTTTTAGCACCATGGTTGGGAAAGTCAGGCAAATTGTGGAAAGAGGTAAGATGATTAAAATAGGTATGGTTTGGTGGTATGGTGGTGCTCAGGTTATCGCTGAGCAGATGCGTCATGATGATCCAGATATGGTTTGGGAGGATGGAGATTTTAGGGGTTTAGATAGAACTATTTTGCGAAATTTTTTAGTTCTTTACCTTGCAGGGCATAAGCGTTACCATTATTTTAAGGAAAAAGCACATGAATCTTTGTTTGATGCGATTATACGTTTTTTGGCTAAGCGGTTACCAGTTAAATACGTTAATCTTATAGGACAATTATGGTTTATAATGTATGGTCAAATGCCGTCCGGGGCATTTGAAACCTCTCATGGTGACTCATGGGTGGTTGCGCTTTTATTTTTTTTATTCATAGCTAAGCAAGTAGTAACTTACCCTAAGCAAGCAGTTGCGTTTATGAAAGAGTTTAGAGCTGGTAGAATTATTATAATTATATATGGAGATGATCATGTTATAGGATATCCTAAATATCTTCGTGATTTTATTTCAGAATCTTTATTTGCCGCCTTTGTTAATAAATATTTTGGTATGGAGATTCGTAATATGAGAACCTTAAACTCTTTCACTAGCGTATTAAAACCGGATGGTGAAGTATGTGGATCTGGAGCAGTATTTTTACAAAAATATTTTATTAAGAACAATACGGGTAGAAGTGATTTACCTGATATTCTTCCTGTTAGACCGCTCTCTAGAACAATTATTAAAAGTGCTTATGGTGCTAAAGGTGAGAAATGGTTAGTTAAAGACTATCTTCTTGCTGCTATAGGCATGGTTTATGATTCTCAAGGAACTAATCCACTAGCCTACACTTTTTGCTATCAAATGTTTAGTTATTTATTACCTCATGTTGAGCAAAAAGAAGTAGAGACTTTTACACTTACTGCTAAGGATACATCTCTAAATAGAGTAATTAGAAAAGCTGGTATACGTGAAGAACAATTGCGTGCTGGCTTTCCCACTATTAATACTCTATTGGATATGCATAAGCGTGATGATAAACTTAATGGCACTTATTCTTATGCTAAAGTCTATGATCATATAGATGAAGATTTGATGTATGCTCGTGATTTTGCTGATCCTTTTGAC